GAGTCACAGTCTTTCATGAGCTACTTCACGCCTGTCGGTTTATTTTCCAGAACGATTCGCCTTCCAAAAAAATGGAATACGAGGAATGGGAACACCATTTCATTAGCGTTTGGGAGAATCCGATTCTCATGGTCCTCAAGGAAAACCCGGAGCTTACGCAATGGCTACTAGAAGAGAACTGAGGATAGCCGCCGATTTTAAACAGGCTGCTGGCTTACTGCGTGATCCGAATCTTGTTTGGTCTTCTGACCTTGACTCCATCCGGGAAGACTTAGCTCGCTTCATCGAAGGCTCGCTTGCCGATCACACTTGGCAGAACCCAACCCTGCAACGCATAGTGCAATCCCTAATCGCTGACGAAAACGACTTATCAATATGAACTACGAACCAGAAGACCTAATGAAGCTATGGGCGTTCCAAGACAAGGTGAATGACCACTCAAAGTTTCTAATCGCACAGGGCATCAAGTTAGGAGTGTTGTCTGTCCGAGTTGAAATGTCCAAGCTACTCTTACAGAAGTTCAATCAGCCGCTTAGTCAGGATGACATTGACGAGGCTGCTGCAATCGCAGAAAACTTTGCTTTGACCGAACTAGAGAAGGGGATGAAGAATGCTAGAGGGTCTTGAGCCAGTAACAGGTAAACGCAGATGCAAGACAAGGGCCACGCTCGAAGGCATGGATGCAGGGGATAAGAAAATCCTGACTGAAGCACTTGCGAACAAAACCAAATGGAGTGACAAAGGTCTCTCTGTTGCCCTAAGTCAGAGGGGCGTGCAATTGTCCAACGAAGCAATCGGAAGGCATCGCAGGGAACTCTGCTCCTGCTACAACTAATGCTAGAGAACTTAGAACCTGCGCCGAAGATTACAGCGCAAGCGAACTTCCGACCCGCCATTGAGTTTGACGGACTTGAGGGCGAGGCAACAACACCTGGCTACGCTACGCAACCTGCAAACTTTGACGAGTTTCTACAGAGCGCAGGCATTGACCCTAATGACATTGACATCATCCCGCCGATCAGAACCTCACGCTGGCAACAGCGAGAAGGCGGCGAGTGGTTGGTCTCCTACCGCTTTACCTTCCGCAAGAAGAACCGAGAAATCGACCTGCCGCTTCTTATGTCCGAAGCTCGCAAGGGCGCAGGGAAAAGAAAAGACATCAAGCCAACCGACAAGGCTTTGATAGTTGCACCCTCAGACTTTCAAGTTGGCAAGACAGGCTCAAGGGGTGGAACACAAGAACTTATCGCTAGGGTCATGCGGTCCTATGAGCGCATCGAGCAACAGATGAAGTCAGGCAAATATGAGCGCATCTTCATCATGGACATCGGTGACATCATCGAGTCGTTCTCAAATGCTGCGCACTACAACCAGTTAGAGAGCAACGACCTTTCGCCAATGCAGCAGGTAGATGTTGCCACTTCGCTGATGCTTGACCTAATTAAGCGAGCAAACAAATACGCACCTGTCACTTACGGATCAGTAGCCTCCAACCATTGCCAAAACCGATTCAAGGGGCAACAGGTCGGCAAGCCCGGACTAGATGACTGGGGTATCGTCATCCTTCAGCAACTACGCAGGGTAACAAAAGAACTAGGAATGGATGTTGAATACCTAATCCCACAGCCACATGACGAAGGATTTGCTTTCCAATACGGCGTCAACACAATCGGCGTAATGCATGGACACCAAGCATCTAGACCAGAAGGAATACCTAAGCACTGGGCATCGGCGTCGTTCGGTTCACAATGGTCTCAGCCATGTGACACGCTTCTGACGGGGCATTTCCATCATATGCGCATTGAGGAGCTTGGTCAAAGGAATGACGGCAACGGCTCAAAGTTCTGGGTTCAGTGTCCCACGATGGATGCGGGAAGCGATTGGTTCAGACGCTCTAACGGACTGGATAGCACCTGTGGCATTCTCATTATCGAGCTAGAAAAGAACACGCCGTTTGCAGGTGAGGTTAGGAAACTCTAATGCCAACCTATGACTACAAGTGCAACACCTGTGAGCAGACCATAACCATCCACGCAGGGATAGAAGAAGAAGTCCTAACCCCAATCTGCGCTCATTGCAAAGCTGACATGGTTAGGGATTACAACTTCCGCTCATTCAAGTTCAACGGAAAAGGTTTCTACTCGACAGACAAATGAAACCCTTCGACCCGACCCTCTACAAGACAGACGATCCTGCAAAGGATAAAGTCTTGCGCTGGCTTCGACACAGGGGATACAAAGCAAAAGTAAACCCTGACCAATACGGCATTGACTTATTAGCCGAAAGAGACGGCAAGACCATCGGCATCGAGGTAGAGGTCAAGCACAACTGGAAAGGACAGGCCTTCCCTTATCAGACAGTTCACATCGCCTCACGCAAGCTCAAGTTCTTTGAGACTGAGGACAATCACCTGATGATGCTGAATGATGACTGGAGCTACGGACTTAGCTTTAGTGCCGAGCAGATCAGAGCTGCCGAGGTAATCAAGAAGGATACGATATACACCCAACAAGAATTATTTATTGAGCTACCCCTCCTGCTCGCTAGGCGGTTCTACCTGAATGAGATTTCCTAGACCATGTTTGCAATGTCAAAAACTTCATCAAGACCGGGGGGACTATTGTCAAGATTGCCGCAGGGTAAAAGAGAAAGCTAGGGAAGACAATCCTTATCGCAAAGAGAAGAAACGAATGCTTTACAGCTCTGCCTATAAGGCAGCAGCCAAGATAATCAAAGCTAACGCAACTCACTGTCACATCTGCAAACAGCCCTTCACCGATAGGGCAGACATCACAGCTGATCACCTCATCCCCACCGACCCTGCCTCGCCTTTAGCTCCAGCACATAGGGGGTGCAACAGTTCTAGGGGCAACAAACCGCTTCAAAATTAGTTTTCTACAAATCACATCAAGCAATCGCTCAAATGGCCTGTAATCGCCACACAGTCACGCACAGACACGCATAACCCCACGCCGTCATCAAGGGGGGCGGGGTCAAACACGCCAAGACAGCGTTGCGTATCACCCCGACCGCAGTGTTCCACACACAACCGCAAAATTATTGGTTTTCAGGTAGGCTGTTTTCATGCGCCGTTACAAACAAACACTGATACTGAAGGTCTACATGGATCAGAACCGACCATTCCAAAGACCTCAAATAGAACTGCTCGAGCAGGTGCTCAACCAAAGGTTCAAAGACGCTGAATTTGAGATTGAGTTTGCGCCTTCATACTTCCGAGCTTGGTCTCCGGAACTCCTGACTGGCAAGCCAAGAGAAATCTTTGACTTGCTCCATAGGCAGGAAGAATGGGTCGACCTAATCAAAACCCACAAGCAAGCAAGAGTGTGGGTTCATCGCTTGAACCACAAACTGCCGCAATATCTCAGAGTCGTTGTCAAGCGTGGCAAAGGCTACAAACTGATTGACCTTAGAAAGGGATACGCAAGATGAAAGTAGAAAGAATCAAACTCGCCGAGCTTCGCCATGATGACCAGAACGCTCGCACGCATGACCAAGCAAACCTCAAGGCCATAGCCGGCAGCCTTGAGCAGTTCGGTCAGCGTAAGCCCATAGTCATAACACAAGACAACAAGGTTGTCGCAGGTAACGGCACACTCACCGCAGCCAAGCTAGTCGGCTGGACCGAGATTGACTGCGTTCGAGTTCCGGCTGACTGGACCGCCGACCAAATCAAGGCTTACGCACTTGCCGACAATAGAACGGCTGAGTTGGCCCAATGGGATCAGCAAGTGATGACGGCTCAGTTGCTTGAGCTACAAGAAGCTGGATTTGATATTCAAGAATTTGGTTTTGAATTGGCAGAAATGCCAGTTGACCCCAATTCAGTTAAAGAGGATGAAATTCCTGACGAAACAATACAACGGGCTTCTCTTGGCGATGTTTGGAAGCTAGGGAATCATCGAGTTATTTGTGGCGATAGCTCAGATGCAAAACTGATTGAAAAACTAATGCAGGGTAAAAAGGCAGATTTAGTCTTTACTGATCCGCCCTACAGAATGGAGGCCGAAGGAGGTTCAAATCAGTGGGTAGGCAGGCAAGCTGCAAAACTGGGAGAGTCAATCAAAGATATTGTTGACTTCAATCCAGAAAAGTTTTTGTCAACTCTTTCAGACTATTTCGCTGAAGGAATCAATGCTTATGTTTTTTGTAATAAAGATTTAGTTCCCGACTATCTGAACTGGGCTATTTCTCAAGGATATGCATTCAACATTTTATTTTGGAAAAAACCAAATGCTTTGCCACTTGGTAGTCAGCACAGACCAGACACCGAATACATCATTTTTATCAGAAAAAACGCTATCTGGAACAATGGCTTATCCGGAGTCAATTACTCAAAGGCTCTTGAATTTTCCAGAGATAATTCAACAAAACACCCAACAATGAAACCAATTGGATTAATTTCAAATGAAATTCTTATTAGTTCAAATACCGGCGGAATTGTCGTTGACCCATTTTTAGGTTCTGGGTCAACACTTATAGCCGCAGAACAAACCAAAAGAATTTGTTACGGCTTTGAACTTGAGCCAAAGTATGTCGACATAATTTTGCAGCGTTGGGAAAACCTGACTGGCAAGAAAGCGGAGCTAGTCAATGCCAGCAGGTAGGCCAGCCAAACCAATCGAGCAGAAGCGAATGCTCGGCAATCCCGGCAAACGAGCGTTGCCCTCTAACGCAATTGAGATTGCGATGGTTACAGAAACCCCGCAACCAACTAGACCACTTCTGAAATACGGACAAGAACTCTGGGACAAGGTTTGGAGCATGGGCGCAACATGGATAAGCCCGAACACCGACAGCGAGCTTCTTCTGATGACCTGCGAAATGATTGACGAGCGTTGGAATCTCAGAGTGAAGGTCATGCAGACCGATGACGCAAGACTGCGCCGGGGGCTTAGAGAACTTGACCGCCAGATAGTTTCCAATCTGTCATTGCTAGGCTTTAGTCCAGCAGATCGCAGCAGGCTAGGGGTAGCCGAGGTCAAGGCAGCAAGCAAGCTCGAAGAACTAATGCTCAGAAAGGCAAAGCGTGTGGCCTCCACAGTGGTTGACACCAGTCCCGCCAAATCTGATTGAGTCCGGCGAGGGCGAGTTCGTCATTGACTTTGCCGAAGCCTTTGGGGTTGTGACTAAAGACTCAATAGCAGGCAAGGCTGGAGAACCGCTACACCTGCGAGATTGGCAGAAGGAACTAATCCGCCATGTCTTCGCAGGGCAAGACGGCCTCTACCGCCACGCTATAAACCTGATCCTGATGCCAAGAAAGAACGGCAAGTCTGCGCTCGGTTCTATCTTCGGTCTTTACTCGCTGATACTCGGAGTCAGGGGAGCGGAAGTCTATTCAGTCGCAGCCGAAAAGGAACAGGCTCGCATTGTCTTCCAAGACGCTAAGCGAATGATTGAGGCAAGCGAAGAACTCTCAAAGCTAACCAAACTTTACCGAGACGCCATCGAGCTACCTGCCAACGGATCGGTCTATCGAGTTCTCTCTGCCGAGGCTTACTCCAAAGAAGGTCTAAACCCATCGGCTGTAATCTTTGACGAGCTTCACGCTCAGCCCAATCGAGAACTGTTCGATGTTATGTCTTTGGCTATGGGCGCAAGAGGTCGTTTAGCAACCCTCATCGCCATCAGCACACCCGGCGTTCGCACCGACACCACAGGCCAAGACTCAATCGCATACACGCTGTATCAGTATGGGCAGAAGGTTGCTAGAGGGGAAGTAGATGACCCGACCTTCTTCATGGCAAGTTGGGAAGCACCTGCCGAAGCTGACCACACACAACCTGAGACTTGGAGAATCTCCAACCCCGGCTATGGAGACATCTGCTCGGCAGAAGATTTCGAGTCGGCAGTCAGGCGAACACCTGAGCCAGAGTTCCGCACAAAGCGATGCGGGCAATGGGTATCGTCAGCGGTGTCATGGCTGCCGTCAGGTTCTTGGGAAGCCTGTGAAGCACCGCTTGACCTGACAGACAAGGAATACATCATTGGCTTTGATGGCTCTTTCTCAGGTGACTCAACAGTCCTAGTCGGTGCAACAGTCGAAGACGAACCGCAAGTCTTTATGATTCAGGCATGGGAGAAAGACCCAAACATCCATGACGCTACTTGGCGAGTTGACACTTTGGCTGTTGAAAACAAGATTCGGGATTTTGTCAAAGACAACCCTAAAGTAAAAGAGATAGTCTGCGACCCTTATCGCTGGCAAAGGTCGATGCAGGTCTTGGCGGAAGAGGGATACCCAATCGTTGAGTATCCATCCACCAACGCAAGGCGCATGGTCCCGGCCTGCCAGAAATTTTTTTCAGCCGTAGTAGAGAAGAAGCTCAGACATGACGGAGACCCGCTACTGGCTCGCCATCTCTCAAACGCAGTAGTAAAAACCGACAATCTAGGAGTCAGGATAGTGAAAGAAAACAGAGCATCATCACGCCGTATTGACGCAGCAGTCGCAGCGGTTATAGCAGTAGATAGAGCCTTACAGGTTAGAATAGAACCCGAACAACTAACTCCGGGTGTCTATGTCTTCTAAATTGGTCACAGCTCTACAGGTTGCAGGGGCAATTGCCATAAGTGTCGGGGTTGGT